CGGCACCGCTTCCACCACTCAACCATGCGACGCCACCTGTAAACACTCCCCAATCACCCCCCCTACCCGCACAAATCACACTGATGGATGTAACCCCCGGAGGACATATCCAATTGGATGCCCCAACGGTCTCGATCAGAGCTTCCCCTTCAAGAGGTGCGTTAGAGAGGACATGCACCTGTCCACGATAGGTGCGGGCAATCCTCCCCATATAGGTAGATTGTGCATCAGGAACGGCTGCTGTGATATACAGCCGTCCTTCTGCGTCTTTGGCTCCAGAGAGCAGCACGATCAGCTTTCAGCCGTGACTGTTGCCCAGAAGAAATCCCCGACAACCACGCCGCCAGGGACAAAGCAACTAAACGTCCCCGCGCCGGCCGTCGCTGCGCCAGCGGTGACTGTACAGGTGCCAGACTCGGTGATGGTGCCAGCAGCACGCACCCATTGCGAGGTGCCGCCGCGAACGTCATTGTCGTTGTCCGGCACGATCCAGTCCGGTTGCGGGGCAATGGTCGGCCCCGTGACAATGCTGCCCTGACCGAGCGTGTTGGTGGTCGACTTCAGCTTCGAGCTGAAACCGATGTAGTTCGTATCAGCGGCCAGAATGTTCTCGTCGGGAGACTCGACATAGTCCCCGATAGGGAATTGAATGACCGCCGAGGTCCAGGGGGTGCCTCCGCTGTCGGGACGACCCGCTGCATTGGCGATGTTTGCTCCAGCTACTCCAGCCATGATATTGCTCCTCTAAAAGGTGAAGGGAGGCAGCCGACTTGTGGGTTGGAACGCCATTCAGCGCCCGCTCATCCCAGGTTCAAGCCGGCCACCAAACCGGAACAGTTAATCGACGCCGATGCCCTGGAACTGGGAACCGGAGCAGGTCAGGTTGCCGGCCCATGCCAGGATTTGCACGGCAGCGTCTTGGTTGACGCTGTAGCGTTGTCCGGGAGAGAGCGGCACCATGTTGCGCTGTGAGTGTGGCCGGTACTTGAGGTACTTGGTGTTGAGCATATACATCGTCTTGCTGGCAACGCCAGCCGATGACATGCCGATACCACCGTCCAGCACCACGTCTGCCGACATGAATTTCATGCTCACGAAACCGAGCTTCGCGTCCTCGGTGCCAGCGAAACGCTGAATCGCCTGCAAGGAGGCGGTGAACATGCCCCAGTAGGCATTGTCCGTCACGACCAGATCGGGAACGTCCTGGCCGCGCACCAGGGAAGCCCACAGTGCATTCATCGCAGCCTGGATGTTAGCCGAGGTCACGCCAACACCGAGGAACGTAGAAAAGTCCAGGGTCTGGTTCTTCCAGAACGTCCATGTGCCACGGTCGATGCCGCCATAGGTGTTCGTGTTGGTGGTCGGCACAGCCGCCTTGAGGCCGGTAATCTGCTTGCCACCGCTGCCGGTGCCGTCCGAGTAGATGCCGCTGGCGATAAGGTTCGCCATCGTCGATTCGGCAACAGTCATGCGGGACTCCAGCAGGTCGATGATCTGTTCCTTACCGGCATTCTGCAACTGTTCCAGGCCGCTGATGGTAACGGGACAGGCCGCCTGTTTGATGTCGAACTGGGCTGCGCTGATAACATCGCTCGCGGCAACAGGCAGAGTCTCATAGCCGCTGTAGTAGCCAGCGTTGCCGTTGGGTGCGAACGACAGTTCTTCGAGGATGATGTTACCGCCGCCGAAGGTCTTGATGTTCCCGCGCTGTTTCAAGCGGGCAAGCAGGGCGTTGTTGGAGGTGACGTTATCGGCGATTGCGCCGGTGCGGGATTGAATCGTGGTGGCGATAATATCGCTCACAGCACTGTTCGGGAATGTCATGGAAATGCTCCTTGAATGAAGTGGAATGGATCATGTCGTCGGGCTTTCCGTGATGGGTGGCGGGGCCACTTCACCAGGCTCGCCTGACTGGGAGCCTTTCAACTTCATTGCCATGCGTGACTGTTGAACAGTCGCACGGTATGGCGCAGGGACATCATCCCTGTCAAGCCCTCGGGCAGGAATCACCATCTCCCCGAGGATTGCTCTGGCAAGATATTGGCTCAAAGCCTCATCCCGCCGAACGCGGCTTCGATTGCCCCTCGCAGGGAACCGTCGCCGGTGTTGCTCTGCCCGCCGCCCCCGGCAGGGGCACCCGTGATGCTGGAAGCCGCATTTTTGGCGCGGAGCGCCGCTTGGTGCTGTGCGGTGGCATTGCTCATGCTGCTCTGCCTTTCCAGTTGCCCGTAGGTATCGGGATTCATGCGTGTAGCTCGACTGTACGCTTCGTCCATCGAAAGCACAACCCCCCGCCGTGCGGCGATGTCGATGAGGTCTGCCATGTCATCCCGCACGTCATCGAAGAACGGATATTTGGGATCGACAGCCATCTGTTCGATTGTTTGGGTGATCTCTTGGGCTGCACGTTGCTGCTGATCCTTTTCGCGCTGCATGATCGGCGCGAGCGCCTGCTGTAACTGCTGCTGGACGATGGCGCTGATGTCGGGCGCGGCTGGGGCGCCGGCCGGTGCGCCGGCCGCCCGACCATTCACCAGCGGGGCAAGAGCCGAGTCTAGCTCCTCGACGCTGACCCCGTACTCCATGATGAGCTTCGCCATATATGCAGCCTTGTCCCGTGGCGGCGCGGAGGAAAGGATGTGGTCAGCCTTGAACAGTCGATCCACCGCCTCAACGGGATTAACCCCCATCACCTTGACGCGGGCCATGTAGGGGGTGACTGTGTTTCTGAACTGTTCCGCCAACTGTTTGTCCGGCGCGGCGCTGCTCAATGCCCTGGAGATTTCAGCCTCGCGCTTGTGGATTTCCTGGCGGGCCTGGAGCGGCAGCGCGGCCCATTCGCCTTTGGCCTCTTTCTTCCATGACTGTGGCGCACGGTCGATCCGGTGCAGCCTCGCCTCCTCCGCAGCCTGCTTCGGGGTCTTTTCACCAGCGGGCGGCTCGTCAGCAGGCTTCGGCTCGTCAGCGGGCGGCTCGCCGGACTTCGGCTCGTCAGCGGGCGGCTCGCCGGCAGGAGGTTTCTCAGAAGCAGCAGGAGGGTCTCCAGCGGGTTCTGCCGCAGGGGGTGACTCGGTGGGTGCTGCGGATGCGGCTTCGGCAGCAGCGGCTGTTTCCGCCTCTGCTACGGCACCTTCCAGTGCTTCTCTGAGTTCCATGATGAGTTTTCCTTAGTTATTGCGGAAGTATCCGCGTTGGTCTGCAATCTGGTGCATGGTGCGCTTGGTCTGCTCACGCTCCCTGGTCGGAAGCTCGTAGGGTTTTACGGCCGGTTTCGGCGGCAACCCCTGGACCTCCTGCATGGGAACGACTCCGTGTCGGGCACAATGGTCGCGTAGACCGGCGCGGCCCCGCACCACACTCCCGTCGATGGTGCTGACAAAGTCGGGAATATCCCCAAATACCATGGGAGCGGTCCCGCTGGAATCGGGGAGAAGATCGACGCCTTTCTCGTAGGCGATCCCGTTGATGTACACCCAGCATCTACGCGGCATTCTGCGGCTCCGGTTGGTTGGCGGCTTTGTGAGCAGCGATGGCCGACTGTTGCGCGGCCTTGGCAGCGTCCATTTCCATTTTGAGAGCGAACTCCTCACGCATCTGCCGCATCTCCTGCATGAACATCATCATCGACTGTCGCATTTCCATGGCGAACTTCTGCTGCTCCATTTGGAACTCCTGCTGGCGAGCCTGCTGTTCCATTTGCAGCTCCTGCGCCTTCATTGCAAGCTCGGCCTCCGACTCCTGCTGCTTCCGCTGGCTCTCGGCCTGGGCCGCCTGCTGTTCCATCTGCATCTTTACCCGCTCAGGATCGGGAGGGGGAGGCTGCTGCTTCTGCTGTTCGATCTCCTGCTCGAACTCGGCAATGTACTTGTCGAACACGCCTTCCAGGTCTTTGCTGACCCTGAAACCAGCAATACCAAACTGGAGCATTTGCAGCATGAGCGGGATCAACTGTGGCGCACCTTGGCCGACTGTTGAGGACGATTGCAGGAACGTGGCGACAGCGGTGAGGAACTCGGTGCGCTCGGTTTTCTGCTGGTTGTAGTCGATCATCGCCATGGAGTCCGATTGTATGGTGACGCGCCACTCCATTTTATCGTCGCTCTTTAACAGTTGGAGGGCGGGGACTACCAGGGACTGATCCTCGGGTGCCATGTTCTCGACGTTCGCCATCTTCGCCAGAATGACAGGGTCGAAATGCTTGCACAGAATCTCGGCCTTGATCTGGAGAATCTCCTCGGCGAACCGCGTGACCTCGTCCTGCAACCGCTGAATGCGAACGCTAGCGAACTTCGCCTTGAGTTCCTGGGCACCCAGGGTCTCGCTGGCCTTGCTCGCGCCGCGCACGATGTCGCTGATGCCGGTCAATTCGTAAATTTGCCCCTTGATCGCCTCGCGGTGGGCGTTGAGCTGCCCGAGTGCCGTAACGACGACCTCCAGAGGGAGCCAGTCGACTTGGCCTTTGACACCGCCTTTTTCGGCGAACATTGCCCAGTTGTCCACGGGAATGAGCGTGTTGTCCGACCCCTCGGTAAGCATCCTTTGAATGCCATCGGCAGAGCGGTCATAGACACCCGTAACCTTGCAAGCAATAATGAGAAGGCTGATGCGATTGTTGACCTCATCCAGTTCTCCATACTGGTCCTGCAACATCGCATAGTCGGGCTTCGGCTTGCAGTTCGATGTCGTCAGGTTGGCGAATAGCGGCTTGGGACATGGCTCGAAGTGCTCGTCCAGTTGGAGCGGGTCGTGCTTGACCTCCAGTATCCCCTTGGCGCAGCTCTTGCTGAACCAGATGACATTCTTGGACTCCAAGTCCCAAATCTCGTATATACATGCCCGCTTCATAATGATGTTGTCGGGCGTGACCTTGTCGGACATGGTTTTAGACTTCGACTGGTAGTCCATGCCGATTTCCTTGCCGACCGTTTCGCCCCATCGGGCGATGCAGGCATCCCGCGTCATCGGCACCTTCCGGCCCACCCACCGGCGCTCGGCCCACACGCGGCAGGGCGACCACAAGAAGTCCTCCCAGTAGACATAGTCAATGGCAATGTCCTGGTCGGTTATCTTTTGAAGCGGCTCTCCCTCATCGTCAAGGGGTGTGGTGCCGTCCTCAAGCGCGTCAGCATCCGCTGTTTCTGTAATGAGACGCAACCAAGCCGTCCCAAGCCCGGTGATGAGTCTGTCGGAGACAGCCTGTCGCATGACCTGATCGAAGTCGCACTCAGGCTCGGCCATGTCCTGCTGGATGGAACGCTGGAGAATGGAGCCTGCCACCCGCGCCACGTCATCGTGCATATCCATGAATTTCCGGGATACATCGGCCGTGGGAATATTCGCATAAAGACTGGACTCCATGATGCCAACATTAGTGTTGAAAATGTTGATCCACTTCTGGCTGGTGTGGATCGCGTCCCTGTCGTCGATGAACTTGGCGACTGTGCGGTTCGCCGCACCGTGGAACTTCTCCAGCTCCTTCTCGGCAGCGCGAATCTCGGAGTTCCACCGCTGCCGCTTGCCCTCGTCGGTATCCTCCAGCTTCTTGAGACTATCGACTGTGGATGCATTCGATCCTGCGTCCGAGGTTCCCATTACTTGCTCCTCAGTGCTTTGGAGGTCATGGCTGCCCTGAGCATCGCGCCTCCGGTATCCGCCTTGTTGAAGTCCTTGGCGACCTTCATGGGTATGCCCACCTTCGCGGCGAACGCGGGATTGTGGGCGGCGGCGGCCATGGTGCGGGCCTGTTTAGGCGATGTGCTCGGCATTATATCCTGGTGCCTCCTCTGAGATGACGTGAATGGTTCTCGAACAGTTCATTGAGGTTCGCGTCGAAGAACGTCCCTCTAGGGTCGCCGGCCGGCTTGACTACGGGCGCGGGCGCGGCACGGGCGATACTTGCCAGTCTACGCCCAATCAGGGACAGGGCGTCAACCCCGTCATCGACCCCCTGCCCCGTCAGGTTGGGGAAGCCCAGTAGCTCCTTGACCAGCCAGCCGTTCCAGCCGGCCCGCTTGAGGAACACCTTGCCGCGCTTGAACCAGCCGCGCAGCGGTGCGGCGCGGGTCTCCTTGTCCTGCCCGCGCATGGGTAGCATCCGCCAGGGAACGGCGATGCCGGTCTCCCGACACTTCTGCGCCAACAGTTGGACATAGACCTTCGCCATGTTGTCGTCGTCGATGAGGCTTTCAACGGGGTGGTAGTCATTGACCAGCGCGAGGTGCTTGTCGACGGTCTGTTCGACCGATGTACGCGCTCGGTGGGCATCGACGATGAACACGTCCAGGTTACTGTCCACCCCGACTGTGATGTGCACCGAATAGTCGCCGGTGTTGACGGACAGCGCGAGGTCGGTGAGCAGGTAGTGGTTGAGCGAGTCCTGGGCGGGGATGATGTCGACGATCTTGATCTCGTCGACCGACACCCAGCTCCCCGTGTCAGACGGCGGCTCCTGCTGGTACAGCGTGCGCCACTTGTAGTCGTCCCGCTGGGCATCGACCACCATCTCCTCGGTGAACCACTCCGGCCACAGCCGCTCGCCAGGTGCGCGGCCTATGGGGTCGGGGTTGTCGGGGTTGTCGGGGTTGTCAGGGTCAACGGGGTTAGCGACCATCGGGATGGTCAATATCCGCTGCCGGCGCGTCGGGTTCTCCGCGTTCCGGTCGATGAGGTAGCCGGCCATGTCGTTCCGCGCCAGCCGCTGGCAGATGAGTACGGTCTTGGCCCCCGGCTTCAAGCGAGTGGCGAAGTCGGTCTCATACCAGTCATGCATCTTCTCCAACTGTGACATCGACTGTGCCTGCTCGAACCCGCTGATCGGGTCGTCGATCAGCCCCAGGTCAGCCCGAAACCCCAGGATGCCCCCGCCCACGCCCGCCGCGTAGAACTCCCCGCCCGCTGTTGTCGCCCACCGTCCCGCCGCCTGACTCTCCTTGGACAATACCGATTCGGGGAACACCTGCTGGTGCTCCACGCTGTTCACGATCCCCCTCACCTTCCGCCCCCACTTCTCGGCCAGCTCCGAGGAGTAGCTGGCGGTCAAAATATGTTTGGTGGGCCATCGCCCAAGAAAGTATGACGCGAACGCAACCGAGGTATAGGTCGATTTGGCGCTACCGGGCGGTGCGAGGATGATGAGTTCGTCGTAGAGGTCGGCCATGAGGTCGTCGATGGCCCGACAGATGACCAGGTGATGCGCGGCCGGTTCGACATTGACGACCCGCCGTGCGTAGTCCTCCAGGGAGCGGGCCGCTCTCTCCCGACTGTCCCAGTCCTCAACGAGGAGCTGGGTCTCCGGTGGGAGCAGGAAACTCGGAATCCCGTTGTAGAGCACGACACGGGGGACGACGAGTTGGGGCGAGGCGGGAGTGGCCGAGGGATTGGCCGAGGGCGTGGGCGATGACTGTGGTTGGTCCGATGAGGACAAAGGACACATGTCGGCCGGCAGCGGCAGGTTGGCGAACCTGTTATCCAAGGGGGAACCCTTCCCCGTCGAATATCGACCCACCATCGTCGTTACCCAGGCCGAGGCTGTCCATGATCGCCCGTTCGAGGTCAGCTTTTGACATCGTGGAGGGGTCCACCCGGGTCGTGGTGGTCTGCTCGATGTGCTTGACCTCACCATACCTGCGCCGGTTCCAGACCCCCAGCAGCCACTTCCTGGTGTTGATCCTCAAGGTCGAACGCTGAACATCATCCATCGACATCGAGCCGTCCTGTTTGACCCCGTCCGAGATTCGCAACAGTTCGTCCTCAATCGCCTCGGCCCCGATTGCCTTGGCGACCATATAGGCCTGTTTCCGTTTCTCGTCCCGATAAACCCACGACCTGAACCTGCTGGGAACGATGGGCGTGTGGTACTCCCGACATACGGTGTCGAGGGGGAGTCCATCCGCTACGCGCTCAAGAAAGGTCTCAAACGCGATGGCGTATGTCTGCTCCCGAAGGGCATTATTAGCTCTTGACTGGTCCTCGGTAAGCTGGAGGGATTGGTCGCCCGTGGTGGTCGTGGTGCTCATGGCGCGACTGTAGGGGACGAGTACACATCTGTCAAGAAATGTTGAACGACAAAACTGGGGAAAAATTGGGGAAAAATAAAATAATCTGTTAATGCCTTTTGCATTTTCAGGTCTACTAATGAGGGGTGGGCAAACCCAAAAACCGAAAATTTTTGAATGTAGCGAGGGGTGGGGGCGGCTTCCGAGTCGATGCCCCCTGCCCGCGACCCAGGGGGTGGGTGCGAGGAGTGGCCCACGTGATCCCGCAGGCAAGGGCGCAGGCAAGGGCACAGGCAAGGGCACAGGCAAGGACACAGCCGACTGTGACTGTGCCCGACCTGCCGACCTGCCGACCTGCCGACCTGCCGACCTGCCGACCTGCCCGAGATCGACTGTGCCCGAGATCGACTGTGCCCGAGATCGACTGTGCCCGACCTGCCGACCTGCCGACCTGCCGACCTGCCGACCTGCCCGAGA